AATGGTGGCGGTGCTACAGCGTCAGGTGGTTCTATCCAGAACGCATTTGGTAGCCCAACAGTTCCAACATTCATGGGTCTAAGAGTTATCGTTTCTGACGATATTCCAACTGTAGGCAGCGGAAGTAGCACTGAGTACTCTGTATTCATGTTTACAAATGGTGCTGTTGTAACTGGGGAGCAAGCTCCAATCAGAACACAAACAGATAGAGACATTCTTGCTCTTGAGGAAGCAATGGCAGTGGATCTCCACTACATCTATCACCCTGTCGGATTGAAATATGCTGTATCAACAGTTAACCCATCAAGATCAGTTCTTGAAACTGTAGGCTCTTGGTCGAAAGTCTATGAAACAAAGAATATCGGTATCGTTAGAGCTACTGTAGTTTCTAATAACGACTAGAGGTAATTAATCATGGCTACAATTTTTGAGCTACAAAACCCACCTTTCGGACAGTTAACCAAAACTAAGGTTATCAAAACTGAAAATGGTGCGCATACTCTTACTACTGCTGAGATCATTGAGGGCATTGTTGATGGCACTCCAACTGGGAACAGAGCTATCACAACTCCAACAGCGGCAGAGATCATTTCTGCTTTAGGAACTCAGAGTGGTGTTGGTCAGTGTTTTGAACTTACAATCGTAAACAAAGCAGCGTCCACACATAAATTCACTTTGACTGCTGGATCTGGTGTCACTATTGTTGGTGAGCCTGATGTTACTGCGGACAGTTCTGGAACTTTTATTTTTAGAGTTTCCAGCTCAACTGCTGTCAGTGCTTTCAGAAAGTAAATGGGAATCGCAACTTTTAGGCGATTGAGAGAAAGGGAGGCTGCCAAAGAAAAGGCAGCTTCTCTAGCTCTTACAAAAAAACCAAAGCCGAAAACAAAGAAAAATGGCAATCTCAATAACAGCGACAGTCGGTAGTGCAAACGCTAACAGCTATGTCACTCTGCCCGAAGCTCAAGGGTTTATTGACGGCCTGACTGAATCTGATGACGTAGTTGCATGGGGTAACAGCACTGACGATCAAAAAAACAGGGCTTTGTTTACTGCAACCCAAAGAATAGATCGTGAAAAGTTTTTAGGTGCTAAGGTATCTGACACACAGGCGAGGCAGTGGCCACGCAGCGGTGTTCGTGTTCCTGACCAATATACAAACCTCTACGGCCTATCTTTCCCCAACAGGATTCTTGCCGACTACTACACAGATACAGAAATCCCTGATCTTGTTCAACACGCACAGATAATTCTTGCTGTTTATTTAAATAACAACAAAGATGGTATCGGCCTAAGTGGACTTGAAGATTTCAATGCTGTAAGTATTGGAAATATAAATGTCACTCCTAACTTTTACGGAAGAACAGGTGTTGATCGAATACCACCTATCGTTGACCACTATTTGAAAGGTATTAGAATAGGTGGAAGTGCTAATCTATCAATCAAGAGGTCTTAAAATGCCATACGACTATCCAGCCGCAATAATAATTACAGATCATACACAGCCTTACACTGGTAGATTTGGCAAAGTTGTTGCACTAAAAAACTCAACTGTTGATCTTGTTGCTGAGAACATAACAGAGAATACATCTACAACTATTGCTGGAATACCTATTCATCATTCAGCAGAGGTTTGTGGTGTAATTACAAGTGTTCAGATTTCAAGTGGTGACGCTGTTATTGCTTATTACTTATGAGCATTGCCAACGCATTAAAGAAAGCAGCTTCCAAGACAATTAAGGTTCTTGGTGGCGATATTACTTACAGAAGAGTGACGACTGGAATATATAACCCTACAAGTGGCTCAATGAGTGAAGTTAAAACAGATGTCAACATAAAGGGTGTCGTGAGCAATGTAACAAGGTCTGAGGTTAGTGACCTAGTTTCTAGTCAGGACAAACGACTTACCATATCTGCTGGTGATATAACCTTTACTCCAACAACATTTGATCGGGTTGTTATAAGCGGCACAGAGTATAAGGTGGTTCAAATCAATACAAATGAACAGGATAATATAGCGATCAGCTTTGATATTTTCTTGAGGTAGTCATGGCCAGACAGATCAGAGTAGATGAAATTGACGATTTCTTTAGACAAAAAGTTGTTGATCTTGTTGAAGCTACTACTCTTGAGTGGACAAGTAGAGTAAAGAAAGCAACCCCAGTAGATACTGGTAGATTAAGGGCTTCATGGCAAACAAAAATAGAACCTTTTAAAGGACAAGTAACAAACAATGTTGTATATGCAGAGCCTGTTTGCTTTGGTGTGAACTTGCCACCATCATGGGGCGGTGTTTATAGAACAAGACAAGACGTTGTTGCTGGTTTTCCTGAGCTTATTGGAAAAGAGTTACAGCAATATGTAGAAAATCAACTAAGGAGGGGCATCTGATGGCAGCTACGGATTTAAACACAGTAAGAGCAACCATTGAGAAACGCTTGAATGATGAGTTTAGAATTGGGCCATCTATACCCTTAGTTTTCAATAATGTACCTTTTGATGCCTCTACTGTGGATCAATATATTCAATGCGTTACTAGCTTTGGATCAAGTGAATACCTTACACAGCAAGCACCTAATTCAAGTACCACCGCAACAAATCTTGTTGTGGGTCTTATTACTTTTAATATTTATACAGAGCAAGGATTAGGGGCAGGGGCAAACTTTAATATATGCACCAGATTAAGAAACTTGTTCAACAGAATAACTGTTTCAGATGTGCGTTTTGACCCACCAGTAGGGCCTGAGATATTTCAATCTACTCCAGAAGGTAAATTTCAAACACAGATTAGAATAACATTTGAATTATATGAGACACTTGTACCATGATTGAGATTACAGAAGAAATGCTTGACGCTATCGAAGCTGTCAAAGGTAGAAGAGATCCAAAATACTGGGATCCTCAATGCAGACGCTATTTAGAAAAGCAAAAAACAAAAGCTGTAAAAAAACCAAAAAAAGGTTAATATAATTATAAATATTTCTTTTTATTGTTATGGCTGCTGTAAAAGGTGATGTCGGGCAAGTCAAATTTGATGATGACGGCTCTTCAGTCAACCCAGTATTAGGCACTAGAGAATGGTCTATCTCTATTACCAAAGATACCCAAGAGACAACTGTTCAAGGTGACACTTTCAAATCTTTTGTTGGTGGACTTATTGAGGGTGAAGGCTCTGCTGTTCTCCAATATGACAACGCTGCCTCTGGTGAGACTGCAACATTTATGGACGGCATCTTGACCACAGGTGACAATGCAACAGCAGCCTTTGAGCTTTTCCCTGATAGTGGAAGCGGAACTAAAAAGATCAGCTTTAACGGCCTCATAACAAACTTTGAGCAGGGTTCAGCAATAGGTGATGTAAGTACAATCAACATCACATTCAAGCCATCTGGCACAATTACATCAGCAATCTAAAAGTAAAATTCTTCGCATTTATTTATGGCAACACAAAGATCCGCAGACATACTGCTTGGGGCGTTTCAAGATGAAATGGTCACAAGGAGAAAATTTGACGTAAAAAACTCAAAAGATGAAGTCATTATGAGTCTTTACTTCAAACCGATTACAAGATACGCAAGAGTAAAAGCACAACAGTTGGCTGGCCCTGATGCAGATGCTTTAGTTATATCAACACAACTTCTTTGTCAGATGGCAGAAAAAGAAGATGGGACTTTAGCCTTTGATATGTCAGATGCACCGATATTGCAAAGACAGCTACCAGAAAATGTATTGAATGAGCTTGAGTTGTTTTTAAATGATATTAAGATAGATATTGACACAGCAAAAAAAGAATAAGAGGGGATAACTGGCTCAGGTTTGAGTTTTTCCTAGCAACAGAACTCGGTAAGACAGTGCAAGAACTCAGAATGGGTATGAGTCAGGCAGAGCTTATCTATTGGGCTGGTTATTATGAAGTCAAATATGACGAAGAAAAAAAAGCAGCTCAACGACAAAAACACAAATAGAGGTAATATAGAGTAAAGGTTTTTTTTATTTGTGGCAGAGGCAGTCGTAAAACTGAGAGTTGACGCTGGAAGTGCTACAAGAGCGTTGCAGGGTGTTCAGAATCAAACAAATCAATTACAAAAGTCTTTTGGTGGCTTAAGAACTGCCATAGCTGGAATAGGGATAGGATTACTTGCAAGAAATACAGTAAAAACTACAGCAGACTTTCAAGCTTTACAAATAAGAATGAGAGTTCTTACTTCAGAATTTGGAGAGTTTGCACAAGTTCAGAACCTTGTTACAAAAGCACAGGATAAGTTTAATTTATCTATCGTTGAGGCAACACAAGGAATAACAGATATATTTGCAAGATTAAGGCCGCTAGGTGTTGAACTTAAGGATATTGAGAAAACATTTTTTGGATTTAATTCGATTGCAAAAATTGCTGGATTAAATGCTACCGAAGCAAGTGCAGCTTTTACGCAGTTGGCACAAGGTTTAGGCTCTGGACGTTTACAGGGTGATGAATTTAGAAGTATTGCAGAACAAGTCCCACAGTTATTAAAAGCTATTTCTGATGAGACAGGTATTGCATCAGGTAAGTTAAAAGATTTCGCTTCAAAAGGTTTACTTAAATCTGACATTATTATTAGAGCCTTAGCAAAATCTGCTGAGGGTTTAGGAAAACAAATTGAAGAAATTATTGATGAATCACCCGCTGAAAAGTTTAAAAAATTAAATAATGAATTACTTGAACTTCAGCTAACTATAGGATCAAAACTAACACCAGTGCTGGCTGATGCTGCTGTAGCAGCGGCTTCTTTAGTTGAATCATTTACAAACTTTGTTGATAGTGAAGCTGGACAAGTAGCTCTAATAATTACAGGTGCTGTTCTTGCTGTTAAAGCTTTATCTGCGGCTATTGCTTTCACAGTGCCTTTAGTTATGGCATTAAAAACTAATTTAGCAACTATGAGTATTGCTGCTGCGGCTGCAAACGGACAATTAGGAGCTAGTGCGACATTATCTTTCGCTGCTGCTGGTGGATTTACAAAGGCGGCTATTGCTGCTAAAGGTTTTAAAATTGCACTTGCCAAACTGGGCATTGGTGTGGTCATTATTGCTTTAGGTCAACTTGTAGCTAACATAATGGCTGCAAAAAATGCACAACAAGAATTTAATAAAATTATAGAAAAAGGAAGTGTAGCAGATATTGAAGAACAAATTAATAAGGCAAATGAAAGTATAGATTTATTCAAAAAAAGACTTGAATTATTTGAAGAAAAAGGTTTTAAAGCTTTAGCAGAGGGCGCTCTTGAAGATATTAAAGAGGCAGAGGACTTAATCAAAAAGCTAGAAAAAGCACTAGAAAAAGCGAAAGGAAAAAGTCTCTTAAAAGATTTTGAAAAACAAAAAAAATCACTTGAAGAACAGAATGAAAAATTAGAAGAATCAATCAAAAAAGCTCAAATGAAATCAGATGAAGCAAGAAATGAATTTGATCTTAAAAAGAAAATCGGTGAAATTGAAGAGAAGTTTGGAGAGACAGAAGCTAAAATATTAAAAGATTTAATTAAACAAAACGAATTACTAAAAAAACAAGAAGATCAAATAAAGAAAAACAAAGAGGCTGCTGAAGAATTAAAAGAAAAATTTACGCAGATAGGTGAAGATATTGAACAAGGCATAGTTGATAATTTGACTGATGCTGTTATGGGAACACAAAGTTTGGCTGACGCTGCTATAAATGTATTAAATAAACTAAAACGAAAATTAATTGAGGTTGCAATACAACAAGCTGTTTCTGGTATAGGAGGTAAGGTTGGTGGATTCTTAGGAAAAGTTTTTGGTGGTGGCAAGGCAAGTGGTGGCCCAGTGGCTGCTAACAAGTCATTTGTTGTTGGAGAAAAAGGCCCAGAGATTCTTACAATGGGTTCAAGCAGAGGATTTATAACACCTAATAACAAACTTGGCGGAGGTGACAATACTACAAATATTGTTAATGTATCTGTAGATGCTAATGGTTCTGCTGTCTCTGGCAATGATGCTGGTGCTGAACAATTAGGAGCCGCTATCGCACTGGCTGTGCAACAACAGCTTGTTAAAGAAAAACGTAGTGGAGGATTACTCGCAAGATAATGGCTGAGACATTCCCAGACATCAAACCTATTTATGGTTCAAGAAAATCAGTTAACACTAAAGCAAAAGTTGTTGCTCTTGGTGATGGCTTTCAACACAGATCACTTTTTGGATTGCCACAAAATCAATCGCCTATGACTTTAGACTTAACTTTTAGTGTTTCTGAAACACAATCTGATGTTATATTTTCTTTTTTGACTGACAGAGACTTGGATCAGAAATCTTTTAATTATCAACCTACTGATGAAGCTGCTCCTCTCAGATTTATATGCACAAAGAAAGAAAAAACAATTCCTAGTTTAAATAGGGCTATTATTAATTTAACTTTTTTACAAGTCTTTGAACCAGCCTAATGGCAATACCAACAAGCGAACTGCAAACTCTAACTCCAAGTTCAATTATTGAGCTTTTTAAACTTGAATTAAATCCAGAATTACAAGGAACCAGCGAAGTTTTTTTATTTCATGCTGGCTCAAATCAATTAAATAATTCAATTATTTGGCAAGGTGAGGCTTATGACAAATTTCCTATAACAGCTGAGGGATTTGAATTTACTGGGTCTGGTACAATGCCAAGACCTACTCTTACAATTTCAAACTTGTTTGGTTTTGTCTCAGGCTTGATAAAAGATACAAACAATGTTTCAAGTAAAAACGATTTAGGTGGTGCTAAATTTATCAGACGTAGAGTTCTTGCAAGCAGTCTTGATAATGTTAATTTCACAGATGGTGTGAACATTTTTGGGACACCAAATAGTAATGAATTACCGCAAGAAATATTTTTTATAGATCGTAAAGTTGCAGAAAACAGACAAGTTGTGCAATTTGAGTGTGTATCTTCTCTTGATTTACAAGGTGTTAAAGCACCGAAAAGACAAGTCACAAGAAAAGATTTTAGAGGTGTTGGTACATTTAGAAACGCATGAATTGGAAACTGGAAGCTGAACAACACGCAGAAACAGAACAACCTGACGAGTCATGCGGTCTGGTTGCAATTATCAAGGGTGAGGAAAAATATTGGCCATGTAGAAATTTATCAAAACAAAACTTTGATTATTTTATTTTAGATCCAGAAGATTATGCTGATTGCGAAGATCAAGGAGAAATTATTGGTCTGGTACATTCACACCCACAAGGGTCTGCAAATCCCTCTGATACTGACAAAGCTGGTTGTGAATTTAGTGGACTTGAATGGCATATTTATAGCTTACAAATGAAAAACTGGCATAGTTTCAAGCCTACAGGTTGGAAACCTGATAATTTAATTGGAAGGCAATGGGCATGGGGTGTTCAAGATTGCTGGTCTTTAATCTGTGACTTTTACAAAGAAAAATTAAGTATAGATATAAAAAAATGGCCAAGACCAAAAACAATAAAAGACTTTGCAGAGAATCCTTATTTTGAAAAAGTATTATTAGAATCTGGATTTAAACAGGTTGAACCAGAAGATATAAAAGAAAATGACGTTTTGTTGATGGAAGGTGCATATCAAAAATTAAATCATGTTGCTTTGTATATTGGAGATCAAACAATTTTACATCATGTTATAGGTAAGCTAAGTTGTAGAGAGATATATGATTTAGAATACCTACAACTAACAAAAAAGGTTTTTAGATATGACTCTTAAAAAAATTAAACTTTATGGAAAATTAAGAAAATTTATCGGTCAAACATCATTTATGGCTGATGTTGCAACTCCAGCAGAGGCTTTTAAATTTTTATTAGCAAACTTTCCACAAGTTGAGAGTCATTTTTATCAGCATCACTACAGAATAAAAATGGGTAATACAGAAATTTCTGAAGATTTATTAAATATTAGAGGAGAAGATGATATATCAATAATTCCTATTGTTACTGGGTCTGGTTTTATTGCCGCTGCTGCTACTGCTTTATTTTCTGCTGGTGCCGCTGCTGTAACTGCCGTTGCTACTACTGCCGTTGCTGCCGCCACTGCTGTAGGTGGGGCGATAGTTGCTGGTGCGACTGCCGTAGCTGCTTCGGGTGTTCTTGGAAGTATTGCAACTACAGTTTTAACGAGTTTGGCAATAGATGGTATTACTTCACTCTTAACTCCAACAGTTGACACAGGTTCATTTGATGATTCTGGTGTTGAACTGAACGCTGGTATGCAAGCAAGCAACTTTGCTTTTAATGGAATTTCTAATATTAGTCGTAGTGGAGTTGCATTGCCTGTTGTATATGGAGAGAGATTTGTTGGGAGTATTATTGTGTCAAATGGCGTTGATACTGTCCAGATAGAGGGAACTGCTGACTAATGCCAATACCTACCAGCAATCCAAAGTTAACTGATTCAAAATTACCAAAGGATCAACTTGGTAGTATTCAAAGGCAGCTTTCAGTTCATGTTTTGTGTGAAGGCGAAATAGAAGGATTCCCCTCTGCCACAGGAAACAAAGGTTCTGCTGAATATAATCGAACTTTGGAAAAAGATATTTTTTTAAATGGCACTCAAATATTACAACAATCCTCTCCCAGTTCTGCCCCAGACAATAAGAAAAATTTTCAAGATGTAAAAACTGAGGCAAGATTCGGAACATCAGATCAGCCAAAAATTAAAGGTTTTAAAGACACTGAGACTGAATTTACTGTAGGAAACAAACTTTTTTCGGGAGTATCAATAAGTAGAACAATCAACAATACAGTTGACAGAATTAGAGTAACTTTACAAGTTGATTCACTGCAACGATTTAAAGATGATGGCGATGTAGTAGGGACTTCAGTTAGACATAAGATAAAAATTATACAAGCAAACGGAACTTCAAAAACTCCAATAGACAACACCATAAAAGGGAAAACTCCTAACGCTTATACAAGAGATTACATTATTAATATTCCAGATAGTTACGTTTACCCCCTCACATTAGAAGTAACAAGAATCACCGCAGATAGCACCGACCCAAAAAAACAAAATAATTCTAAATGGATCCAATATACAGAAATACAGGATAAAGCAGATAGATTTCCAAACACTGCTCATGTAGCAATAAGAGTTGATGCTGAACAGTTCCCACAAACGCCAAATGTCATGTTCCGTATAAGGGGCAGAAAGATAAAAATTCCTCATAATGCGTCTGTGAGATCTGATGGAAGCTTATCTTTCAGTGGTGTTTTTAATGGCTCTCTAAATTCAACAAGGGTTTATTGTAACGACCCAGCATGGGTGCTTTACGATTTGCTCACAGAGGAACGCTTTGGATTTGGGGATCATATTACGGAAAGTATGCTTGATAAATTTGCGTTTTATTCAGCTTCTGTATATAACTCTGAATTAATACTTGATAACGAAGGAAGAAATCTTGCCCCACGTTTTAGCTGTAATGCTGTAATTCAAAATCAGATCGATTCATATAAATTAATTGGTGAACTTTGTAGCACAATGAGAGCTACTGCTTTTTACGCTGCTGGAACAATAACTTTAACTCAAGATAGACCAACAGATCCAAGCTATTTATTTACTTATGCAAACGTCACTGAAGCTGGTTTTAATTATCAAAATCAATCTAAAAGTATTAAATACACTGTTGTGAATGTGCAATTTTTTGATATGAATAATCAAGAATTTGACTATGAAACTGTTGAAGATGAAATATATCCACCTGATAAATATGGATTTGTTGTTAAAAATATTAAGGCATTTGCAATAACTTCAAGAACTCAAGCCCAAAGATTAGGTCGCTGGTTTCTGTACACACAGGCAAATGAGGGTGAGATTGTTAATTTTACAACTACGATTGAGGCTGGAACATTAGTAAGAGTTGGTGCTGTTATAAAAATTGCTGATCCTGTAAGAAGTGGAGAAAGAAGAGGTGGCAGAATTAAAGCTGCAACTGCAAGCACCATAACTGTTGATGATTTTTCTTCCGCAACAGATTTAACTTCTTCTAATAATGCGAAATTATCTGTTATATTGCCTGATGGTTCAGTAGATCAAAGACCCATTAATGGCGACATTATCAATGGAGTGATTCAATTAGGCGGTGACCCTTTACCTCAAGTTCCTAATTCTGGTTCAATTTGGGTTTTAGAAAATGATAGCGTTGAAACACAAACATTCAGAGTTATAAGTGTAACTGAAGTTCAAGCTTTGACATATCAAATTACTGCTGTTTTTCATGACAATGGTAAATATGATTTTGTCGAAAAAGATGAACCATTAGAAGATAAATCAATCACTACTCTTACAGAACTTAAAGACCCACCTACCAACCTTAATGTTGAAGAAAGAATTGTTGTTGTTAATAACAGAGCAGTAAGTAAAATTTTTATTACATGGAAACAAGTAGCTGGTGTTAATGAATATCGAGTTCAATATAGATTTGAAGATGGCAACTTTGTAAATACAACAGTCACTAGAACAAGTTTTGAAATTTTAAATTCTAATGCTGGACTTTATGAAATAAGAGTTTTCAGTTTAAGTGCCATAAGAAGGCCATCAAATGTTCCCGTAGAGACTAATTTCCAAGCACAAGGCAAAACAGCAAAGCCAGCAAACGTGACAAATTTACGCATGGAACCTGTAAATGAAAAGCTAATTAGATTGCGTTGGGATCAATCTACGGAAGCAGATGTGACTCATGGGGGGTTCTGTCGTATTAGACATTCTCCAAAAGCTGACGGCACTGCTGTTTTTGAAAATGCTACAGATATTGATAAACTTTCTGGAAATAGCACACAAGTTGTGGTTCCCTACATTGAGGGTGAATATTTAATTCGCTTCGAGGACGATACAGGAAATCTAAGTGCAGCGAGTAGTTCAATTCTTTTGGATCTTCCCGACACTCTTGGTAGTCTTTTAGTCCAAACAAGAAGAGAAGAAAATGACACTCCAAAATTTCAAGGCAATAAAACAAATGTTGTTCGTGATGATTCTTTAAATTGTTTAAAACTTACAGACCCTAGTGCTAATGCAACAGGAGAATATGAATTTAAGGATATTTTAGATTTAGGCGGTGTTTTTAGTGTTGATTTAAAAAGACATCTTTTTACAGAAGGTTACTATCCTAATGACTTATTTGATTCTAGAACTGCTCTTATTGACACATGGGACGACTTTGATGGCTCAGAGGCAAACAATGTTAATGCTGAACTTTTAGTTGCCACTACTACCTCTGCTCCTAGTGGTACAAATTATGCAGACTCAGATTTTAGTGGCAAGACATTTAACACTTTTGTAAATGGAACATATAAAGCCAGAGGTTTGAAATTTAAATTAAAGCTATCTACCACAGATATTGCACAAAACATTCAAGTCAAAGAATTAGGCTACACTGCAACTTTCCAAAGAAGATCAGAGCAAGGTTCTGCAAGAAGTGTTGACGACAGTAACAACCCAGCGGCTAAAGACATCACATTTGATAAACCATTTTTTGTAGGAACATCAACTTTATTGGGTGTTGATAGTAATAAGCCATCAATAGGAATAACAGCAACAGATAACATAACCAGTGGTGATTTTTTTCAAGTTACAAACATCACCTCAACAGGCTTTCGTGTAACTTTTAAAGACTCTTCAAATGCAGTAATAGATAGAAATTTTAACTTTTCAGTGGTAGGATTTGGTAAAGGTGCTTAATAAATGACTAGACCGACCAATACAGGTTCTGCCCCAAAAGAGACTGGAAACAATTATCACCCCGACAATGGTACTGGCGCTCAGGTAAGAGCAGCAATGAAAGATATATTTCAAGCTGTCAGAACTCTAAATTCTGGTTCTGGCGATCCTAGTGGTGCTGAAAATTTAGCTGCTTTTCAGCCACATATTGATAGTGATACAAACTTATTAAAAATAAGAAATGGTGCTAATAGTGCATTTGTCACTCTTGGTGATGTAAGTTTAACAAACTTTGGTTATGCCACACTTGCTGGCTCTACATTTACAGCGAAAGTTATTCATAACTATACAAATTCTTTGAATATTCCTGTAGGAAATACATCACAGAGGGACGGAACACCCGCTGTTGGTATGTTGAGATACAACAATCAGCTTAACCAGTTTGAAGGTTATAAAAGCACAGGCTGGGGTGAAATAGGTGGTTCTGGAACTGTTGGAGGCGGTACTGACCAAGTTTTTGTAGAAACAGATCAAAACATGACAACTAATTACGAAATTTCTGCCAATAAAAATGCAATGACTATTAGCCCTGTTATAAATAGTGGTGTCACTTTAACTGTGCCAAGTGGCGCAATCCTTGTTATCTTATAGACATGGCATTAGAAATCAACGGAACAACTGGTATTTCTGGGGTTGATGGATCAGCTTCAGCACCAGTATTGGCAGGGACAGACTCAAACACTGGTTTATCTTTTGGAACTGATATTGTAAATATAAATACAGGTGGAATAACTAGAGCAACAATAGATTCAAATGGACAATTAAATTTAACAAATGATATAAAATATAGTAATGATAACCCTTTTGTATATAGCTATAATGGTGGATCTGATGGTCAGGTGAGATCAGGTATTCAATTTGACGGAACAAATCAACTGATAGCATTTTACACAGGTACAAATGAACGAGCTAGATTTATCAGTGACGGAAAATTTATTGTTGGAGCAACTTCTACATTTGACACTGTAAGCGCAGCAAGAGTTCAGATAAGTGCAGGAGGTGCAGCTGGTCTAGCTATAACAGGAAACAGCACTGGTGGTCAATCAAGACTTAGTTTTTTCAACCCAAATGGTAGAGTTGGTTTTATTAATACAAGTGGAAGTTCAACTGGTTATAACACTTCTTCCGACTATAGATTAAAAGAAAATGCCGTAGCAATTTCTGATGGCATAACAAGATTAAAAACATTAAAGCCATATAGATTTAATTGGAAAACTGATGCAAGCACAACTGTTGATGGTTTCTTTGCCCATGAAGTCACAGCAGTACCAGAAGCAGTTACAGGAGAAAAAGATGAAGTTGATTCAGCCAATAATCCTGTTTATCAAGCAATAGATCAAAGTAAATTAGTTCCGTTACTTACCGCTGCACTACAGGAAGCAGTAGGTAAAATAGAAACATTAGAAACTAAAGTCGCTGCATTGGAGGCTGCATGAGTTCAATTAAGTTAAAACATTCTGGCGGTAACGCTGTTTCAATATCCGCACCAGACACGAACCCTTCATCAGATAGAACTCTAAAACTTCCAAGCACTGATGCTGATGGACTTATTACAACTAAAGACTCAAACGATAGTTTACAAGCTATAACAGGTGCAAATGGAAGTGCTTTCAGTAATAGAAATTTATTAATTAATGGTGCTCATATTGTTTGGCAAAGAACTACAAGTGTGTCTGGTAGCGGTAATACTTTAGATAATTTTCAATATGCTACTGATAGATTTTGGTTATACTCTCCAAGTTCTAGCTCTGGTACTGTTGGACAATCAACTGACGCACCCTCTGGTTTTATATATTCAACCCATAATAATTTAGATGCTGAATGTACTATTGGGTCAAATGTAGAACTACTTAAAACTGGCTCAGATGCACCATTTGTTAATGGTGAATCATTAACATTATCTTTTTACATAAAAAGTACATCAGCTAGAAGTGGTGTATCAATAGCAATATCTACAAGAGATAACGCAGGTGGAACGGGCTCAGTAACTAGAGCATCAGGAGTTACATTTAATACAACTACAGATTGGACAAGAGTTGAGAAAACTTTTACCTTGAGTGGCACAGTTGGTGGTAGTAATGCCTGTTTGCAGTTTCAATTTAATTTAGCGGTAGGAGATAAAGTAACAGGTTTTCAACTTGAAAAAGGCACAGTTGCTACTGCATTTGAGCATTTAAGTTATGGAGACACTTTAGCTAAATGCCAAAGATATTTTTTGCATTTTGGTGCTGATGGTGCACCTTTTGCTAGATATGCAATGGGTGTATCAATTAATGCTACTAATTCTGCAATGCGTGTAGAATTTCCAGTACAGATGAGAACAGTACCTACTTTCACTAGTTCAGGTAATTTAAGTATTAGTTCGGCTCAAGCGGGTCAAGCAGTTACAAGTATATCTCTTGAAACCAATACTTGCACTAAAAACCATGGTCAAATTATTGCAGGTTGTTCATCGGGTCTAACAGCACATAGACCATATTTTCTAGAGTCTAATAATAATACTACTTCCAACATACAATTTTCTGCTGAATTATGAAAAACTATCGCATTACAAACCAAGAGCTATACGGACAAAAATACCAAGTTATTATTGGTACAGATGGTTCTGGTCAGGATTATTACATACCCAAAGTAGCTGAAAATTCTGACTACCAACTTTACCTAGAATGGGCTAAAACTAACACAGCAGAGGAAATTAATTAATGTCTGAAATCAAAGTAAATTCTGTTAAAGGTGTAGGAGCTAGTACAGCAGCTATCACTATTAATAATTCTGATGGAAGTTGTACAGCTAATCTCACTAATAATTTAGGCAACAAAAATTTTATTATAAATGGTGGACATGAAGTAGCCCAAAGAGGTACTGCACAAGTTGTAGTTGACACAACTGTTGGTTATCGTAGCGTTGATAGATTTAAGACAGATATTGATAATGGAACAGGTAGATGGTCTCATGGTCAATCTACTGATGTGCCAAGTGGTTTAGGTTTCACAAACTCATCAAAAATATTAGTAACTACAACTCAATCTCAACCATCATCAGGTGACGTAAATAATCAGTTCTATTACATGATGGAAAGGCAAAATGTAGCAAATTTAAGATGGGGATTCAGTGGAGCAAAAACTTGTACTTTATCTTTTTATGTTAAAGGAAGTCAAACAGGCACTTATCCACTACTTGTTCAATGGTACGGAGCTAGTGACACTAATTATCATTATTGGACAAGTTATACAATAAGTTCTGCAAATACTTGGGAAAGAAAAGCTATTACGTTAACTGGACCCACAACTGGCGGAAGAAATACATCTGACCCACAAAACGCTGGTTTACGAATCGAATGGGGTTTAGGTTATTCATCTGACACAGAAACAGGCACATTAAACGAATGGACTACAAGCACAACTAAAAGAACACCACCTGACCATATTTATTTACCAGAACACGCTGGTGCTACTTGGTTTATTACTGGCTGTCAGTTTGAAATAAGTCCTGTAGCTACTGATTTTGAACGCTGTTCATTTCAAAAGACACTTGAATATTGCCAAAGATATTATGAAAGATTAGATTACGCTGGCGGAGCAATGAGTAGCGGAATAATGGGTTTTTATAATAGTGAAGATGAAAATTTTTATTTTTATCACCATAGAGTGCCAAAAAGAACGACTCCAACTTTAGAATATAGTGCTTTAGGTGATCTTGATATTGAACCTAGAGATAGAAGTGTTCCGAATTTATCACTATTTAGAGCCGATACAAAATTTACTTGTTTGCAAGCACAAGGTGTAACTGAAAGCAGTTCTATAACCGAAAAAGGTGAAGTTGCTTGTTTAACTATTGACCAATCTGGCGGTTTTATCGCCTTTTATGCTGAAATGTAATTATGTCAACAAAAATCACAAAATACAGAACCTATAAAGATTCAAAAACAGGCACTGTTGTTTCTGTTCAACCTTATCTTGGTGATTGGTTGCCAAGAATAATACCAGTTGCTTCTGATAATGAGGATTATCAAGAATATTTACTTTGGGTAGCAGAAGGTAACACACCAGAAGAGGCAATCTAATGGCAATAATAGCTGGAACTTATGATTTTACTGTTCAAAGAAGATCAGATCATACTGAATCAATAAGAATTACTGATAGTAACGATCAAGCTGTAAATTTAAGCGGCTTCACCATTGCTGCCCAAGTGTGGGACAAAGAAAGGACAGGAAAATATGCAGATTTTACGATTGCTTATACAAATAGGACAAATGGTGAATTTACAATGAGCCTTACCCATAATCAAACAAGACAATTTACACCCAATGAATTATCTTATGATGTTTTAATTTTAAATGGTGCTGGCCAGCGGGAATATTATTTAGAGGGTAATATATTCGTAAGTGAGGGCTATACAACTATTTCATGAGTAACATCAACATCACCCAAAATAAAAACACTGTCACTGTTAATGGTGAGACAAGAGTTGTAACTGTAAAAACAGCAGGGCCGCAAGGCCCACAAGGAGAAGGCTTTGATATAACACTAAATCATGCTAGTAAAGTAAATAATTCTATTATGTACTATCAGCAAAGTTCTGATACACTTAGACTAGATGCAACCCGCACTGTCGAAAACCTCGTAGATGGGGGAAATTTTTGAGCTAATTAACTATGGCCAACACAATTAGAATTAAAAGATCCACAGGATCATCAGCACCAGCTAGTTTGGAAAATGCAGAATTAGCATTTGCTGAAGGAAGTAAAAAGCTTTTTATTGGTATAGGTACAGGTGGAGCTGGCGGGTCTGCTACAAGTATTGAGGCTATAGGTGGCTCTGGTAGTTTTGTTGATCTTACTACTAGCAGAACACAGAACACGTTTCTTGCCGCACCAAATGGAAGTAATGGGGCTGCAACATTCAGAGCTATGGTTGCTGCTGATGTTCCATCACTAGCTCATACAAAAATAAGTGATTTTGATACTGGTGTTCAAGCAAATAGATTAGATCAAATGGCTGCTCCCACAGGAAGCGTATCTGCAAACAGCCAAAAAATAACAAACCTAGCTGACCCAACAGGTGATAATGACGCTGCAAATAAAGGCTATGTTGACGGAGTTGCACAAGGATTAGATGTTAAAGATAGTGTAGTAGCTGCTACAACTGCAAATATAACTTTATCTGGAACACAGACCATTGATGGTGTTTCTGTTGTTGCTGATAACAGAGTATTGGTCAAAAACCAAAGTACTGGCTCTCAGAACGGACTGTATCTTTGCAAATCTGGCTCATGGGTAAGGACTGATGACCTAGCTGCGGGTGCTGATGCGGCTGGTATGTTCACTTTTGTTGAACAAGGCACAACAAATGGTGACAAGGGTTTTGTTTGTACAACTAACAAAGGAAGTGCAAGTGTTGGATCTGATTCACTAGCTTTCTCACAATTTAGTTCAAGTGGTGAAGTTACTGCTGGTGATGGACTTGATAAGTCTGGTGCAGAATTATCTGTTGACCTTAAAGCAAACGGTGGACTTGTTATTGAATCAACTGAATTAGCTCTTAAATTAGACGCTAGTTCTATCACAGGAACTTTAGCTGTATCTGATGGAGGTACAGGCGGAACTTCTAGCTCAGCAGCGAGGACAAATTTAGGTCTAGCCATAGGCTCAGATGTACAGGCTTATGATGCTGGTTTGGCTGCTATTGCTGGTTTGGCCACAACTGATGGAGGAATTATTGTTGGTAATGGTTCAACCTTTGTTCTTGAGTCTGGAGCCACAGCAAGGTCAAGTTTAGGTGTAAGTATTGGTTCACAAGTTCAAGCTTATGACGCTGATCTAGATAACCTTTCTGGTTGCCAGTCAGGAGCCTCAGCTGCTTTAGCTGCCTTAACTGAAGCTGAAGTTCAGATATTAGATGGAGCTACAGTAACAACTTCTGAATTAAATGTTTTGGACGGCATAACTGCTACTGTTAGTGAATTGAATATATTAGACGGAGTTACCGCAACTGCAAATGAACTTAATATTTTAGATGGAGTTACCGCAACCGCTTCAGAACTTAATATTTTAGATGGAGTCACTGCCACAGCTACAGAGCTAAACATAATGGATGGAGTCACAGCAACGACTTCAGAGTTGAATATTATGGACGGCGTAACGGCCACAACTGATGAATTAAATTTTACAGACGGAGTTACAAGTAATATTCAAACACAGCTAGACGCAAAACAAGCTTCTGACGCTGAACTTACTGAGTTAGCAACAATGGCATCTGGAACGGCCTCTGCACTTGCTGACTTAACTGGAACAGAAGTTGCAATTCTTGATGGTGCAACTGTAACGACTACAGAGCTGAACATCATAGACGGTAATACTTCAGCTACATCTACAACTTTGGCCGCTGCTGATCGTATGGTTATGAATGATGCGGGGACTATGAAGCAAGTTGCCCTCTCAGACCTTATCAGCTTTATTTCTGATGAATCAGCAAGTAGTTTCGAGATAGATGGTGGGTCATACTAAAACTAATCTTTTTAGGAGGTATGGCTTATGGCAAACACAATAAAACTAAAAAGAGGAAGCGGTAGCGACCCAAGTGCAAGTGATCTTGTTGTTGGGGAAGTTGCGGTTAGAACAGACGAAGGTAAGTTATTTACAAAAAAAGATGATGGGACGGTAGCTGAAATATCAGGTGGTGGTAGCAGTGTTCCAACTGGCGGTGGTAGTGATGCTGTTTTTTTTGAAAACGATCAAGCTGTTACAACAAATTACACAATAACAAATGGTAAAAATGCAATGGCGGCAGGGCCAATAACCATAAATAGTGGAGTTACTGTCACTGTTGGCAGTGGCGAAACCCTTACAATCGTTTAATTTATGAAAAAAATTATCGAAAAACAAATTCTTGAATGGCAGCAAGAAATAATTAATCAGAGACAATATCTTTTAAAACTTGAAGGTGGGGTGCAAGCATATCAACTCTTGTTAAAAGAAATGAGCAAACAAGAAACAACAAAAGAAAACGTAAAAAAGTAGAGGGGATACTTGTAAGAGAGTGTCCTGTTTGTGGTGCAAGTTTTAATACTATGGAGCAACGTAGGATTTATTGTTCTGGAGCGTGTAGAACAAGGTCATGTAGAGCTAGAACTACGAATCTACTTTAGGTGTCATTTGTCTAGTCATTATTCCACCTAAAATATATAAAGGCCCAAGTGTGGGAATAATTAACAGCATTGATATAATTAAAGTGTGAGAAATTGCTTTCAGTATTGCCTCTTTAAACATGATTGATCGCATTATAAAAATTATTTCTATTCTGTCATTTGTAATGTCATTATCAATGGCAGCTTTTGGATATGTAGCAATTCGCTATATGCAAAGCCCTGAGTTTGAGAGAACACTTAAAAACAAAATTATGGGAAGTCTGGAGGATAAATTACCAGATGTCATGGGAAAACAAATGCCAGATTTTACAGGGCCATCTGTACAGCTACCAGAACCAGAAAAGGTGAATCCACTTGGAAATCCCAAGAATTGAAATACCACAAATACGGATAAAAGAAATTTATATTCCCAGAACAAGAACATGGGAACAATATCCAACAACTTTGGACATTATTGATAAACCAAAGCTTGATTATCCTGTTGTTAATTTTCCATCTTTTGAGCCTTTAGATTATAACCCTGATAAATTTATTCCTACAGATCCAGATAAGCAGCCAGAACAAAAGCAACCAGATATACCGCAGCCGCCAGAATATAAACCAAAAGTCAAAAAAGATAAAGAGTTCTTTGTCAAATGTCCTAACGAAGATAATATTCCAGTAGGAAGCTACCCTAACGACCTTAAGTTACAGATCGTTGTTTCTCATGTAGTAAAGAATGGTAAATGTTATGAAATCTTCAGAGATTCAACCTTTGTTGAGAAATGGATACCTAGCTCTCCTG